CGGCTCCCCCCACACCCACCAACCCGTCGTCCCAAACACCGGATCCATGTTGCGATCACCAACGCCCCACTGGTAGAGCGTCTTTAGTTCCGCCACGGTTGGCATCCGCCAACCACCACCAGACACGCCCGATAGAGAAGCGACCCACTTCTCTGCCATAGCGTAATCCGTATCGCGGTCCGGCCCAACTAACCACTCCAACACCGTCTGATTGTCACGGATCACGCCTGTTACGGCATCCTTGACAAAACGTAGTTCATCCTTCTTCTCCGTGCCCCCTGTGTCTCTGTGATGCCTTTCTTTCGCGTGTTTAGCGTGTTTAGCGGGCCTTTCCCTGTCATCCCCGCTATTCTCCGGCGACACAACAAGATCATGACAGTCCATGCAGTTCCACCACGAATTCTTCCCGTATCGCTTCCGCCTCGGATGCTCGCACTGTTCCCTAAGTTCTGACAACTCAATGTTCAAATTCATCACTATCTCTGTGTGGGCTTCTGATTCGGCATTCCATCGAGACGTCTCCTGACCCAATGCCCGCGCAATCACAGCCCGTTTACTCCGTATCTCTTTCGGCGTCATGCTCTGTCTCCTCTCCATGTCCAGACAGCCTTGGAACCCGGTCCTTCCTCGCCAATCCACCAACCCCATCCCGCATCCGGCATGATCGACCAGCGAATCAATTCTCGGCTTAGATGATCTGGATTGATCTCGCCCCCCCATTCCGTCCATCCTTCCATCAATCGGGCGGCCTCTTCCCTCGTGTACCGCCCGCTGATCGCCACAATATCCCCCTCAAAAGCGACCGGCCGCATGAAAGCCCACTCGAATGCTCCCTCCCCAACACACGCCCGACAAAATCCGTGCATCCCTTCGTAACACACCACGCACACCGGATTGCCGCACCGCCAACACGTCCGCCCATCCACAGGCGTCTGAATCGGCGTCTCGCAAGTTCGGCAGAGTTCAGCCATCCGACTCTCCTATCTGCGTTAATCTGTGTAATCTGCGGATCGCCTTCCTCTGTGCTCTCCGCGCCTCTGTGGTTCATCTCTTCTTTCCATCCTATCCCATATTATACCATATCGCCTATCTCTTGTCAAGTTCTTGTCCGCGCATATCGGATATGCCGCCCATCCCGAATCACCACGATTTGACCCGCCATTTTCAGCTTCCTGAGCCGCCACAAGACATGCCAACGCGGGCCAAAGTCCGCAAGCTCATCCACGTTCGTTCCATCCACGCCCAAGGCATTCAGCAATTCCGCGTCCCCATTGCCAACAGTGTCAAGTCGGTGTGACTTCGACCGGCACCCCACTGATGCCTTGCACACCCGGCACTCCGACGCTTGCTCACAATACAATCGCCCCTCACACCGACGCGGCATCCGATCCCCCCCCATAAAGCTCTGCAACTTCCCGCCGTATCTCCAGCAACAATCCCCGATAGCCCACATCCGATTGATCGATGCTATACTCACGCGCAAATTCCGAGTATTCGACCTTCCCAAACACCATTCGTTCTACCAATGCAAACGCCAACGGTGATAATCTTACGCGAAGCGTCTCTATTATCTCACCAAATTCAACATCAGTCAGTGTGCATTCATCCGCTTTAGGTTCATCTATATATTCTCCAGATTCATTATCGACATATTCTTGCACCATCACCACATTCTTCTTGTTCCATCGCATCCAGTTCACTGCATAATTCGCTAACCGATTACAAATACACCGCACCGCCAACGTGCTGACCTTCGCATGAATAGGCCGATTCGGATCATGCGCTTCGATTGCAGCCGCAAACGCAATCCGCCCCTCATTTATCAGATCATCAAAGGGTAGAAATGGGTACTGAGCCGCAAAGCTGCCAACGGTTTTGTAGATCAAGCCTTCGTTGGCAATGATTTGTTCAGACCGGGGATCCGCGTTCATCATCGGTGCTCTCCTCAGCAGGCGGCTCGCGTTGCATCTCATCCGGTGACAAAATCCTACTAAAGTCCTCTACAAAGTACAGTTTTGTCTGCCCGCCACCCGTGTACCGGCCTTTGCTCACCCGCACCAGCATCCACGGATCCATCGTGTGCATCGTCTCTGTATCCCAATCTTCTTCCTGAATGCACTCGCGCTGAAGTGATTTCCGATACAAACTTATTTGCAAGTCCGCATCGCCAGCCACACTACTCGAATCTCGCGCCGCGTAAAGGCCCGGAATCTCCTTATCCGACATTTTCTTAGGATGCGCTACTACCATAATCACGATACCAAGCTCCATCGCAAGCATTTTCAAATCCCGGCTCACCCGGCCCACATCCGCCACGATATGTTCCACACTCCGACACAGAAAGTGCAGATTATCCAGCACAACCACCTCGACCCCGTGCCGACGACGCGCATACCGGATCGTGTCGTACACCCCGTCATGCCCCTTCCCCAACATCCCGCAAAAGTACAGCGGAAGCCCCGCCATAGTCCCCTTCAGATACAATAGATCATCCTGCCCAATGTCCTTCTTCATTAACTCACTACGACTGATATTGTACATCAAACGAGTATCTGACATCTCTAAACAGTAAACCAAGCATGACGCTCCGGCTTTCGCATTCGCTATTGCCGTCTGAACACAAAACGTCGTTTTCCCTGTCTGCGGCTTGGCCGTGACAACAATCATATCCCCCGGCCGCACTCGACCCATAATCCGCTTCACCCCCGGCCACGGCCACACAAACCGATCCGTCTGCTGATTCTGATACTCCTCATACAACTTGTCAATCACCCCCCCGACAGACACCACACGCGCGTCCGCCATTGGCTTCGTGGTCTTCAATAGCCCCCGTACATCATCCAAGCTCGCCCCACGCGCCAAATACGCCTGAAAGCCCCCACAATCCCGCGGATACAATACCGGGAAGCACCGCTCCGGCCCCAATCGGCCAGCCAATCGTTCAAGCGCATCTGGCCCATATCTGTCACCCCAACAAACAAAAACTCGCTCAAATTGCTCGAACCAATCGTATATCTCCGAACCAAACTCCCAACGCGACAAAAACACCCCGCCCTTCACCCCAAAGGCATTCGCTGCAATCACGTCCACCTCACTGCCAAATAAAATCACCGACCGCGACGCGCTGTCCTCTAGCCGTTCAGACCCGAACACATGCCCGCCCTTTGCCTCGCCGTTCAACCACTTCCCCATCCCAAACCCTTCTTCCCGCCACTCTAATAAGTGCGCATTCACAACCGTATCGCCCGCCACATACGGAAACACAACCCATCGCCCACCCTCTTCCACGGACAAACCCAACCGCCACGACCGTATGTCCTCGTCCCGAATCAGCCGCTTTTCAAGCCATGTCACAATCTGATCGTCCCGCAGCAACGCCGCGTGCAACGCCTCTATCTTCTCTTCCGGCACCACTACGTTCAATGGCCGTTCATCCCCCTCAATCGTCCCCAAGTCGCCCGCCAACCGCTTCAACGTCAAAAGCGTCCCGAATCGTTCACACGCCTTGCACCGCCACACACCGCTCCGCACTGTCACACTAAAGCCCGTAGTCTGCCCGCATAGCGGACAACGCGGCAGCGTCAGCGTATGCCCATCCGCGCTGCGCTGATAGGTCCAGCCCTTCGACTCCAAATAGGTCAAAATCTCAGCGATTACCACAAACTCTCCTCTTCTTTATGTACCTTCGATGCCAGCGTATTGACTTCTTCAGGTTCAAACATTTCACTTCTTTCTTTACACTCTTCCAACCGCTTACGGGCGCGTTCGGCCCACGCTGGATCAATCTCTATCCCGATGTAATCCCGGCGTTCCCTAAACGCAGCCTCAAGCGTCGAACCGCTCCCGCAGAAGGGATCGAGGATCAGGTCGCCGGGGCGCGAGTGCAGGCGTATGAAGTGCATCGCGAGCTGGATCGGCTTACAAGTGGGATGCTGTGTGGCGTCCGGTATGATCTTCCGTATCCCGTAGTCGTGGGGCCGGATGATGTTCTCGACGGTCGAGCTTGTATCGTACCAGTTGCAGGACGTTCCCTTATGGGCGACAAGCACAGTCTCGTAGGACCGACGATACTGCCAGCCCATGCCCATTCGCCCCTTGTCCCATATAACCATCTGCTTGAACGTCAATATCTCGTCCATCCACAGGCTCCAGCGGGCACACTGCGGGTCGGGGCCGCCGCCGCCGCCGCAGCAGCAGCAGCAGCCCCCTCTATTCAGTACGCGCCTCGCCTCAACCAGGAACGCGCGGAACAAGTCGTTCGCTTCGGGGCCGTCATTGGTGATGGGGCGTGTCGCCGTAGGTGTCCCGGTTCCGAGCGCGGCTTCCCTTCGCGCAATCAGGTCGTCGCTGTTGTTGTTGTGTCCGTATGGCGGGTCGGTGAAGATCATCGATATCGAGTTATCAGGGAGGCACGCCATGTGTTCAAGGCAGTCGCCGGTGATGATGGTGTTACGCTCAATCATGGTTTCCACTCCATCGTTCTCCATTCGCTAACAACCTTTCACAAGGATTGGTTGCATGGTTCCTGCTTCAACCATAGAAGCGTCTCTATGTCCACAAGCGTAAGTTCCCGCGAAACTCGCGGTACGTATGTTTTCTGAAGCGTTACGGTCCCGGTCCTTCACCGCACCGCATAGTCCGCATCGGTAAATCCGATCCGACAACTTCAGATCGTCCTTCTTTGCACCACACTCACTACACAGCTTACTCGATGGGAACCACTAATCCACTCTGCGAAGATCGTCCCGGTAGATCGCAGCCTTATACTCGATCTGCCGGGCCAACTCGCCACGGCACACGTGTTTCAATCCACGCCCCCGCGCGGGGGGCGACAATAACCTTCAGCACTGCCTGTTCTGCATCATTGAACGCTGTACACATAGTTATTCTCCTTTGGTTTGACCGTCCTGTTTCTTCAACGCCAGCATCGCGTCTGCCACAGCCGCGCCCGGTGCTTTCGCCGGATCGCTGTAGCCCATTGCCACCAGCTTCTCTCTCAATTCCTGCATCTTCACCCCATCGACCCCGCCATTCCCATTCGCCTTCGGCTTCCAATTTCCATCCGTCCCCTTCGTGCTTTCCTTCGTGTCCTTCGTGGACCCATCTTTTTGTTCTTCCTTCTTCTCTTGCGAAATCCCCTCGATCATCCGATACACATATCGCAGCCCCTTCCCACTTTGCTTATGCAAGTTGCGTTCAAAGAACCGCTTCGCCGTTTCCACAATGGCCCACTCTGGAAAGATTTTGACGTACCGCAAAAAGTCCCCCCATTGTTTGTCCGACACATTCCCATCCGAATTCATCTCAACCCCGCGCTTCAAAGTAAGCAACGCTTTTTGAGCATCCTCAACATACGCCCTCAACAGTACTGCCACTTCAGTTGCTTCACCGTTTTTGTGGTTCCACCTAAAATCATACTCCCAACGCCCCAACACTAACTGTTTTTGTTCTTTCTCGTCCAGTATCACAGACACGAGCTTCGCCTCCAATAACTGATTCGCCACGCTCCGTATCTCCGCATTCACCGGCCCGGTGTACAAAATCACCCTCTGCCCGCGAATCAACGCAGGCCGATGGTGCGCCCGCAGCCGTTCATACAACTCTCTCAAATCCAGACCCATGAGTCTCCCGCTCTCAGGGTTAGTACTTAGTAGTTCTGTACTTAGTACGTACTCTTATAGAGTCTGTGCTTCTATATGTAAATCCGTAAGTACTTCAGGATTACTATGTAGAAGTACACTACCTATATACAGTACTACAGTACAATAGTACTTAGTACTAGCGACCATTGGCTCAGCCCTTCATGTTGATGATCCACTGATAGTTGATCTCGTAGTCCGCGGTCTTAGCCATGCCCGCCAACGCCTTACGCGCGAACAGCACGCCATCATCCGTCATCAACCCAATCTCGGCAATCGGGAACCCGTTGCCTTCCGTCCGTTCAAGTGTCGCCTCAAATTTGACGGTCTTGACATCGCCCACGGGGAATGTAATATCCGCGTCCTTGATCGGCATGATCGGATTGTACAACATGTCATCCGTCTGCACCGCAGCCGCACCGCCCGCGCCCCATTGCATCTTCGCAACCGGGTCCGGCGTCCCAGGACAAATCCAATCAATGATCTTCTGCAACCCGCCAAGCACCACAACGTTCTCGTGCTCCTCCACACGCTTCATCCCATTCTTGAACCGATACTCAATCCGAACCTTACCTTTGGGCATCGCTGTAATCCTTTCGTAAACGGCAGCAATTAAGCGGAGACAAGAAATTCGACACGTGTCGGACCTCTGACAGCCCTACTAGCTCTAATCGCGTCACAGGGCATTCCAACACCGTCCACCGCGCCAGACCACCACGCCATCCACAAAGACCATCATCGGCGGTAAGCACTCGTGGCCGTCCGGCACCCGCCGTAGCGCATCCGCGTAGTCAATGCACTTCACAACCAGCACGTCCCGCCCAATCATTTCCGGCGTCACATTCGCATCGCCCACCACACGATCCAACACCGCAATCAGCGTGTGAACGTCATACGCAGCCAAGCCGGTAATTACAAGCGCGACATCCTTATCCCATCCGAACATCCGCATCCACGGCAGTACAATGTCCTCGATCCGAACAAAAGCGCAATCAGCCACTCGTTTGCTCCGATGCACCACCACACTCACTCCTCGTCATCCGCAACAGAAAACATATCGCTCGCTTCACGGACATCGGGCGCATCACCAAAGAGAGGACTCGTCTCCGCCTTTGCGCATCGCGCACGCGCCACGGTCGCCCACTGCTCCTCAAGCTCAATCCCGATGTAATCACGACCCTCTCGAATCGCAGCCAAACACGTCGTCCCACTCCCACAAAACGGGTCCAACACAATCCCGCCCGTAGGCGTCCGCGTCAGCTTGCACAAATACTTCATCAATATCAGGGGCTTCACCGTAGGATGGAGATTGCCGTCACGATTATCATTCTTTTCTTTAGCACAGTAAAAGAACCGCGCCGCGCTCCCCCCATTGTCTTTGTCCAAATGCGGATAGACACTCGACTCCCTCTTGTTCATTCCTTTCAGAAAATTCCCACGCCTATTCCGCCCGTGTTTTGTCGGCCCCCGATTCCCACGCGACCCCAAGTCCTTGGGAAACGCATCCACCACTTCTTCACTCCCATCATGAATTACATTCGCCGGCCAACGCCCCAATACCGATACCCGATCCCCGCAGGCACTTCCTGATTTGTTAGGCCACACAAAGTCATGCTCTTCACGCCCCTTCGCATCCTTGCCCGACCGCAGCCACGATGCACCTCTGTCTGCCTTCCAATCCGTAGGCACCCGCGCCCCATCAATCCATAATCCACTCACGCCCCACTTCAACGCATTCTCCGCGAAGGTTCCGTCCAATGGCTTCATCGCCACACAGATCAACTCAACCGCAGGCTTCAACCCTGTCCCCCATCCATCCCATGCCTTCGCTTCCTCTGAAGCCGCTTCTGTTATATCATAATGCTGTTTCCATCCGCAGCTATCCTTGTTGAATACCTTAGCATTAACATTATCCGCGCGATTGTGTGCCATACCAACCACTTGCCGCTCCGCCCCCACCATCTGATCCATCTTCTTGCTGATATTTGCACCTTTCGGATACCCTTCCGAGTGGATCCACATGATACATTCCCTTACGATCCACCCCGCGTCCTCTATCGCGCACACAAGCCGATGGTACGTCCGCGTCCCACCGAACGCCAGCAACGTCGCCCCAGGCTTCGCTACACGCAACGCCGCTTCCCAATACGGCACGCCCGGCACTTGATGGTCCCAACTCGCCCCGCAAAACTTCAACCCATACGGCGGGTCCGTCACAATCGAGTCGATGCAATTCTCCGGCCATTGCCCCATCACCGTGAGACAATCACCCGTTACAATCCGATTGATCGGCAGTTCGTTCATCATTCTCCCCCCTCTTCATCCGCGCTTATCTGTGTAATCTGCGGCTGCCTTTCTTCTTCCTTCGTGTCCCATTCGTGTTCCTTCGTGGACCCATCTTCTTCCTCTCTAAACATCGCCCCTTCCCGTTCCGCCAATCGCCGACGCGCAATCTCGATGTACTCCCCCTTCTTCTCCAAGCCCACAAAATCCGCGCCCAACCGACGCGCCACAATCGCCGTTGTCCCACTGCCCATAAACGGATCGAGAACTACACACCTTGACTTATCCGGCGTCCCGCATCGGCACGACGCACGCCAACCAATGCAATTCTTCTCAATGCGATTCCGCAGTGTACTGCCACCTTCGCCATGTGTAGTTGTATCATCGTGCTTGAACTGATTATTGTTCACACGATCTACAGGAGGCAATATTGCCCGTTCGATCACCGGCACCCAAGGCATCCCGCATACCGCGCAACACCCATAGGATGAAATACTCGACTTGATGCACGGTTCAATCAGCTTCGTAGGGTACGTGGCATAATGGTTCTCGTCGCTTCCCTCTAACGCCAAATGCCACACATCCCGCGGATTCCGGCCCGGATTCGCCACGAAGTTCTCCAAAGTCTTTCGCGCCGACCGACTCGTATTCACCCCGTTCCGATAGTCCTTCTCACCGCCCATTTGCAAATCGAAGCTCTTCTGATTGATCCGCTTCAGACTGGCCGCGCTTGCGGGTTCACGCACCGCATACGAATCACAAAAGTAGTTCTCACTGGCCGTCAGCATGAACACATATTCGTGCGCCCGCGTCGGCCGCCACGACCCGCACCGCAGCACATACCCCTCATTCGACTCACACTTCTCACAGCCCGGACAATCCGCCCATACCGCCACAGTCGCCCCCGGATCGCCAACTTTCCGATAGTTCCCTTCCGGTATCCCATTGTGCGCACCCTCACCGTAATTCCAGCTTTTCGGTGCTAAACTCCAATCTACCGGCGCCCGACCCGTCTTCACCCGATGCCGTTCCCACCGCCAACCCGATAACGCCTCTGGCAGCGGGTTCATTTTCGAGAAGATCACATCGCTCCGCAGCCACCAGCCATCCACCTGCAATGCCAACGCGACCCGCCACGGCATCCCGATCAAGTCCTTGTTCTTCACCCCGCACCCGCCCTTATCCATCGCGCTCCGGTTCGGCTTCCCGCCCCACACCGTTTCCTGGCCCCGACCATTCCCCGGATCCGTCGAAAATCCATCACCGAGATTTAGCCATGTTACCCCATCCGGTCTGAGCACACGCCGCACTTCCCGGAACACCCGGACGATGTTCTCTATGTACAAATCCAAACTCGGTTCCAATCCCAAGCACCCTTCCCATGCGCCGCACTTGCCGCACACCCGCCCCCGTTCTACCGCACGCGCATACTCCTCGCCCCGCCCATTCTTGTCCGTAGGCGTTCCACTCCCGCCACGGCTGTCACCCGGAAGACTCTGCCCCCATTCATGCGCACAACCCGCCTCACCTCCCCACACGCTCGGCGAAATTTTGTACGAACGGAGTCTGTAGTAAGGCGGGCTCGTCACGCAACAATGTACACTGTGGTCCGGGATCGGCCACGGTGTTACCGATACGTCCCATTCAATGATTTTGTTCCGCCAGTTCATTATTCAAAACTCTGATAAACGTTTTCCATTCGCTAACAATCGCTTACAATAAGCGATTGCATGGTTCCTGCTTCATCCATAGAAGCGTCTCTATGTCCACAGGCGTAAATTCCCGCGAAACTCGCGGTACGTATGTTCTCTGCCGCATTCCAATCACGGTCCTTCGTAGCACCACACACGCCGCAGCGATACACCCGATCCTAAAGAGACAGATCGTCCTTCTTAGCTCCGCACTCACTGCACAGCTTCGATGACGCGAACCATTGGTCTACTTTGCGCAAGTCATCCCGGAAGATCACCGCCTTATACTCGATCTGCCGGGCCAACTCGCCAAGTGCCGCATCACCGAGGCACCGAGCAACACAGTGGTTCGCCATCATCCCCTTCACGTTGAGACTCTCCATCCCGATAGCTTGATTCTCACTACAGAGACGATGACTCACTTTATGAAGGAAATCACTACGAACATTCCGAACACGACGATGAATCCTGGAAAGACGACGACGTGCCTTCTCACGATTCGCAGACCCCTTCATTCGACGCGAGACAACCCGCTGAGCACGCTTCAACTTCTTCTCGTGACGCGCCAACAACTTAGGACTGTCGTAAGTATCACCATCCGAAGTCGTTACAGCGTGCGTAATACCCAAATCTATCCCAATCACACCGTCTGCAACGCGCTCACGGTGATACTCCCCCATCTCCACCTGCACCGATACGAACCAACGATCCGCTTCACGGCTCACCACTGCCCCCATGATCTTCCCATCAAACCGCAACTCCTCTCGCATACGCGCTAAACCAAGCCGCGGTATCCTGATCTTCTTCCCGTCACACCAAAATACATGATTTGCCATGTAAAACGAATCATGCATACCCTTTTTGTGAAACACCGGATGCTTCGCCTTCCTCTTAAAAAATGATTTGAAGGCACGGTCCAGATTCAGGAATGGACGTTTATGCGCATCACGATGTATGTCTATAAGCCACGGATATTCTTGATATTTGATTGCGTTGAACCGCTTCTCCAATTCCATCCCGCTCACCTTCTCACCACGTGCATACGCAGCATTCCAATGTTCCAACCCCCAATTCCACACAAAACGCGCTGTGCCAACAGCCCGCTGGAAGTAATTCTCCTGCGCATCGTTCGGGTCCAACGCAATCTTGTGAGCAAGGATCACTTCGACTCTCCCTTCTCCTGCAATTCCCGCACCCGCTCCGCGTGCAACCACTCGTCCAACGCACGACGGATGATCTCCGCGACCGACACCCCCTTCTCACCCGCCACACGGCGTAGCTCCTCTACCATCCCCTCTGGAATACACGTGTTGGTCCGATGCTGTCTCATATCTTAGTTTACACGTCCTTTGTGTAAGCTCCGCATCTGTTACAATCAAATCCACATCCGGTAACATCCTACGCTCGCTATTTAGTAAGGAATCACTCACTGCACATGTGCCAACTTCTGTTACTGCCATGCGCCTTGCTGAACAAACCGCGCGTCATCTCACCTTCCATCATTCGGCCCACACGTGCGCCCTTTATCCGAATATCACGCGGCGCATCATGCGGATGCCCGCCCCGCAACTGATGCACATTCGCCATCGGCCTCTGCCACCCCAGTATCCGTTTCCGCGCCTCGATGACATCCGGCGTCAACTCACTTGCCGGCATCCCGTCACCCGGCAAAGCAATACGCTCCATATACGACGGACCATGCCGACTCGGTTGTGGTCGCCACATCGTTTACTCCTTCCCGAACAATGATTCACCACCACTCCCATCTGCATTCATCTGTGTAATCCGCTGATTCCCTTCTTCCTTCGTATCTTCTTCGTGCTCTTTCGTGGAAACCTCTTCCTCAAACAATGGATGCTCTATCGCCGACGCCAACCGAGCCCGCGCGATCTCCGCGTATTCGTCTTCTCGTTCAACCCCGCAATACTCCATCCCTTCACGCAACGCTGCCAAGCATGTCGTACCCGACCCAAGAAACGGATCAAGCACTAACCCTCCCTTCTGCGTCACCAACCGCACTAAATATCGAATGAGAGAAATAGGCTTCAACGTAGGATGGCTGTTACGTTGAACTGTCTTGCGATCATACTGCTTGCCTGTTTGATTACTAACCGTCTTACTACCGCCTTCCACCATAAAGCTCGGTCGCAATGGCAACGCTCGACATCCCAAATCCCATTCATCCGGCGACGCCTTGCCACAATAAAAGAACCGCGATGCGCCACCTGTATCTACAAACACTTGTATATCCTTCCGAATACTCAATTGCTCATCAAGCATCTTCACCGCGCACAGCCATTCCGTGTCCCCGCAGCCGCATTCCGGGCATACCTGCTTCGTCTCTGCCGTCCACGCCTTCCCGCACCGCGGGCACCCAATCAAGCACCGCCACAATTCGACTGTCTCCGTTCCATCAGGAAATGGTACTCTAGCTGAACGTCCACACTTATATCCATCACCAAAAGTTACAGTAGCCTTACCCCCAATACCTGATATTTCACCATGACTCCGCACGGAGTTTGTGCCAAAGCATTCACAATGCTCCGTGTGCATCAGGATCACATTCGCAGGCCAACGACCATCATTCTGATACTCTCGACCTTGCCCCACATATCCATCACCCGTAAATGTCCCACTCCCATAATTCGATTGCACGCTCTCCCCATTGTTCACGTTGATCCTGCACCCTTCAACATTCACCGCCCCCGTCCCCCATTTCACTACATTGGCCGCAATCGTCTTCTCTCTAATCGGCTTCCGAAAGACCAACACGCACTCCCATGCAGGCTTCAGGCTCGTATTCCAGCCCGCCCATCGCTTCGCTTCAAGAGACGCTGCCGCAGTTTCAACCAATTTCTGTACCTGCCCGTTCCCATATACGTTTGTTTTCTTTTTCTCCCGTTTCCCGCCATTACCATGCGCCCATCGACTAGGACCAATCACTTCCCGTTCCATCCCATATATCTGATCGACCGCCCTGCTTACGTCCAGACCCTTCGGAAAACCTTGCGCATGCACCCAGGCAATACCCGGATTCCCCCCGAAGCACGCTATCGTGTCCCGATTCTCAAACCCAGCCAACCGAATCGCAATGCTCATCAAATCCCATGTCCGCGTTGAAGCAAACGCCAGCAGATACGCGCCCGGCTTCAACACCCGATACACCGCCCGCCAATACTCCGGCCCCGGTACAAAACTATCCCAAGATTTGTTCATCATACCCCCCCTATCCGTATGCACATACTTCTCACCCGACATCCAATGCGTCAACACTTCCAGCATATCGGGATCGCTCGACATCCCATACGGCGGGTCCGTAATGCACG